AACCTGGAGCGCCTTGGAATAATCAATAAGGCAATAAACGGAGGATGGCAGCCAGACCGTCTTGATATTGATCAGAAGAAATGGTTCCCCGTATTTAAGGTTTCTTCGTCCGGGTTCGGTTTTTCGTACTCGACTTGCTACGACGGTTGTACGGATGCGAGCGTCGGTTCGCGCCTTTGCTTTGAAACAGAGGCACAGTCTGATTACTCAGCCACACAGTTCTTGAAATTCTGGAAAGCTCTTATAACCAATACCGAAGAATAAAATGACAACGAAATCATCGAAAACAAAAAAGAAAGCTGCATTCGATTATAAGACCATCGGATCAGTTGAAGATGCGTGTAAGCATCTGAATTTTGACATCAACTCCATCCCGGATCTCTCAATGCTTCCCGGAGATCTTGGCGAGAAATTTAAAGCCGGGATCTTATGCGCCATTTTTCTTATGGCAATAAACAACGGATGGACGCCAGATTACAAGAACTCTAATCAGGTCAAATATTACCCGTGGCCCTGGGTTTCTTCGTCCGGGTTCGGTTTTTCGGGCTCGGATTGCAGCTCCGTTTATTCGTCTGCGAGCGTCGGTTCGCGCCTTTGCACTGATTCCTCTGAAAAGGCCCTATGGGCGCTGGAGAAGTGCAAAGAGCATTATGAGAAATGGTTATTGTAATTAACAAGTAAGGTTGTATGCTGCCGCAGCTGTCAGTTTCTTCGTCCAGGTTCAGTTTTTCGAACTCGAATTACAACTACGATTATACGAATACGAACGTCGGTTCGCACCTATGCACACACTGCAGCCTAGACCCTGCCAACAAGGCAAAAAATAACTTAACAAAACAGGAGCGCTGGTACTCACAAGGGAACGCGATCCTTTGAATGCAAAGGCATGAAAAGAAAAAATAACTTATATCAGCAAATTTGTACCCTGGAAAATCTTCGCTTGGCTGATCAGATAGCCCGGGAGGGTAAGCTTAATCAGCCGGGAGTACTGGAGCATGATAGGAACAGGGAGAATAACCTGAAGGATCTGCAGGAGGCGCTGATCAATAAGACTTACAAAACCTCCGTATATACCACCTTCACAATCCACGAACCTAAAGAAAGAATAATTTTCAGACTGCCATATTACCCGGACCGGATCGTTCATCATGCAGTGATGAATATCCTGGAGCCGATATTCGTTTCAACATTCACTGCCGATACTTACAGTTGCATTAAAAAACGCGGCATACATGCGGCCATGAGATCCTTGAAGGATACCCTCCGGGATCAGACCGGCACTCAGTATTGCCTGAAGCTTGATATAACGAAGTTCTATCCGAACGTTGACCATGATATACTGAAGGGACTTCTCCGGAAGAAGATCAAGGACCATGATCTCCTGCAGCTGCTCGATGGAATTATCGACAGTGCTGAAGGACTTCCCATCGGGAACTACCTGAGCCAGTACCTGGCTAACTTTTACCTTACATATTTTGACCATTGGATCAAAGAGATTGGAGGCGTCAAATATTATTTTCGGTATGCCGATGATATGGTTATACTCTCCGGCAGCAAATCTTACCTGCACCAGGTACTTGCTGACATCAGGATCTACCTCCGGGATAATCTGAAGCTTGAAGTAAAGGATAATTACCAGGTCTTCCCGGTAGATGCCAGGGGAGTTGATTTTGTGGGATATGTCTTCAGGCATTCTCATATCCGGCTTAGAAAGAGCATCAAGAAGAATTTCGCCCGAAAGATTGCATCAGGAGCTAATCCTCAATCTATAGCATCCTACAAAGGATGGGCAAAGCATTGCAATAGTAAACACTTAATTAAGAAACTGCTTCATGAACCGGTTCAGTCAGTTTAATATCAAGCCTCCAAGCAGGGGATTTGAGGGAGAAAAGATCAAGATGTCAAGGATCCTGAATAAAGAGATCGTGATTCATGACTTTAAGATTGAAGATTCAAAAGTTTTCAAAGACAAGGGTACTGGGAAATGCCTTCATCTTCAGATCTCGATCAACCAGGAGAAACATATTCTGTTCACTTCTTCACGTCTTTTGATTGAAGCTATCGAGCAGATTCCCAGGGATAAATTCCCTTTTGTTGCAACTATTATTGAAGACAATAATAGCTTCCAGTTCACTTGATATTTTTATTTTATGCTGAATTACAGATAATTAACAAATTTTGCATTGCCAGAAAATTACAAAATCTGCCAAATTTGATGATGAAACCGGACTTAAAACCGGTTTTTTTCGTTTTTGCATCCGTCCATTTACTGCCGATTGGATATACTTCCCAAAAAACTCGTCAACAATGTCCCGTAAACTCGTCAACAATGTCCCATAATCAGGAAAAAATATCCGCTGAAATTTGTAGGGAAGTTCAAGCTTATGAAATTACAGGACCGGCTTCGTAATGCAGCACATGTTATCCGCAGGGGTACTTACCTTATGCCAACAACTGATTATGAGAAGGTTTTCGGCAACTCTATAGCCGGATCAGCTGCAGGGATTGACGTAAACTCCTTCTCAGCTCTCAAGTTATCAGCAGTTTTTTCATGTGTAAGGATCTTATCTGAGCAACCGGCCTCCTTCCCGATAAGCGTTACCCGCAGGGCGAACAACAAGCGCGAGGATCTGTCTGATGGAGCTATTTACAAGCTGCTCCAGTTTCCAAACAAGTTCATGCACCGGTATTCGTTTATCGAGCTCATGAATGCCCGGCTCCAGCTTCACGGTAATTCTTATGCTGTTATCAAATTCGATTCCTTCGGTAATCCAACCGATCTCATACCTGTCGATTCTTCGTGTGTTATTGTAACGCTCTATAACGGCGAGCCTTTCTATGATATCCACGATCCGGATATGGGCATCAACGGGACCTTCTTCCATTGGGAGGTTATACATTTCAAGATCTTATCGAGAAACGGCGTCACGGGAATAAGCCCGATAACGGCTGCCAGGGAAGGTATAGGACTGGGTCTTGCAGCTGAGAGATTCGGAGCAGACTTTTTCCAGAAGGGCGGGAACCTGAAGGGAGTACTGGAGACAGACAACCATATCGACGACGGCGTATTTAAGAAATGGAAAAAGCGCTGGGAAGAATTTTACGGTGGAGCTGTCGGAGATCACACCACCCCTATCCTGGAATACGGATTGAAATATAAGCAGCTTGGTATTCCTCCTAATGATGCACAGTTTATCGAAACAAGAGTTTTTCAGCTTCAGGATGTGGCACGCTTTTTTAATATGCCGCCCTCGATCATAGGAGATCTCTCCAGGGCAACATTCTCAAACGGCGAGCAGCAGGATCTGCAGCTGGTAAAGTACAATCTCAGGCCAACACTCTCCGGACAGGAAAGTGAGCTTGAAAGAAAACTTGTAAGCAAGAAGGACCGTGGCCTGATCCAGATCCGCTATAACATGGCAGATCTGCTCAGGGCAGATTCAAAAACAAGAGCTGAAGTAGAGCAGATTCAGGTATCAACAGGCATAATAACAAGGAATGAAGCCCGCGATATGGAAGACAGGGCTCCACTTCCCGGCCTGGATGAACCGCTCGATCCTAAGTTCTTAACCGGAAGCAAGACACAGGTACAACCTCCAGATAATAATAATCCACCGAAATAATGGCAAAACTACTCACATTCGGACAGGTGCGCGAAATACCTGGTAATGCAAATGAGACCAGGATAATCCCTTTTATACTGAGTACGGCAACAAGAGACCGGTATAATACGGTACTCAACCAGGATAACTGGAGGCTCGATAATTACAAGGCCAATCCTATTGTAGGTTACATGCATAATCTCTATGGCGACCTGTGCAATCCTCCCGAGCCGGATGATGTGATAGGCAAGAGCATGGATATCGGAGCTGTGGATCAGAGCGGACAGAGAGTTTTAGTTGCTGCAGCATATTTCGAGGAAGCTGCACTAAATATTAAGGCCGATAAGGTGTTCCGCAAGCTTCTGCTTGGAACACTCAATGCTGCCAGTGTTGGCTTTGGTGAAGTGGGAGCTGGTGATTACGGACCAAACCTCGAAGCGAAAGGAATGGAAAACGAGACCTATTATTTCGCCGGTCAGGAGCTTTATGAATGGTCGGTAGTGAATATCGGAGGTAACCCTCAGGCACTAAAAAAATCAATGCGCGATCAGTCATCAGCAGCTCTCTATTATGTTGTGCGCTCGCTCAGTCCTAAGCTGCGTCTCTCCCAGATCGAAAACCTGAGGGTGCGCGATGTGCTAGATCTGCTCGACGGCAAGGACCTGGAGATAAAGGAAACAGATCCCGACAAGGTGAGAGAGATGCTAAGGGATGAAGTGGCAAAAGAAGAGATGGCCAGGCTTATTGAAAGTCAGCAGAAGAATTTTAAAAGGTAAATACAGCCATGAAGGCAAATAGTCAATAATTAATTTCTTAAAACAATGAAAACAGTAATCAGGATTTTATTTTCAGTAATCATTATGGCTGCCTTCACGGCGGCCGGGTCTGCCATCGGCGCCAGTCCATTGCTCTCAGGAGGGTTTGGCCTGGCCGCGTCTATGATCAAAACCAATTCTATGGGGTTAGCATTTGCTCTCGGGCTGCAGGATCCTGTAAGAGTAGTTTCTGACACAAGCAAGGAGCTTCGCGAGAAACGAGGATCACTTGTAAGAGAACTTGAGCCCCTATCTGCCAAAAAGCCCTCGGAATTTACCGAGGAAGAAAGAAAAATGTGGCAGGATAAGTACAGCGAGCTCGGAAAAGTTGAAGCCGATCTTATTGTTGCCCTCGAACAGGAGGATGTTAAAAGAACTCTTGCTGCAAAAGAAGGCAGGAACCTGAGCGATCAGGATAAGAAAGATTTTGCAAGCTTCTCTTTCCGTAAGCTTTTCCTTGGCCTTTCTGCTGAAAGCGGAACAAAGCTCGACGGTATTGAGCTTGAGATGCACCAGGAAGCTGTAAGGGAAGCAAAAGATCAGGGAAGGAAACTTGAAGGAATTGGTGTTCCTCTTATTCTTCTTAACAGCAAGCCTTTCGGATTTCAGAGGGCAACAACCGGCCAGGGTATCCTTGGCGGCGGCGCTGATGGTGCATACCTGAAGCAGGAAATGCCTCTCATGTTCTTTGAAGCTCTTAAAAATGCGCTGGTTCTCCCGGGTATTGGAGCCAAATTCATCAGCAACCTGGTTGGAGATCTCCCGCTGGTTCAGGGTGGACAGTTCACTGCTTCCTTCTCTGCAGAAGATGCAACAGATACCACAGCTAAGATCGCATTTGGTAAGGTAACTCTTGCTGCCAAGAGGGTGAGTGCAACAGGGGCTTTCACAAGAAAGCTTATGAATCAGGCATCTATTGATATTGAAAGCCTTCTTGAGAGCGAGCTTATATTCTCAATAGCGAATGCATTACAGACTTCTATCATCAACGGTGGAGGTACTAATGATATACTCGGTATTTTAGGCGTGTCCGGTATAGGTGACGTACCCGGCGGAACAAACGGTCTTGCACCGACATGGGGTAACCTGGTTATGCTTGAAACATTGGTTGCCAATGCAAACGCAGCCGATCAGTCAATGGCTTATCTTTCAAATGCCAAGGTAAGAGGCAAAATGAAAACCATTGAGAAAGCAACCAACACCGGTCTCTTCTTATGGGATAAAGGCGAGGTAAATAATTACCCGGCTTATGTTACCAACGGCGTACCATCCGGTTTAACAAAAGGAACATCAAACGGCGTCTGCTCTGCAATGATATTCGGCGAATGGAGCAAGCTCTATATAGGCCAGTGGGGCGGACTTGACATCGTTGTTGATCCTTACTCACTCAAGAAAAAGGGTGAAATTGAGATCACTGTTATCTCTCATTACGATGCAGCTCCTGTATGGCCTGCAGCATTCGCAGCAACCAAAGACGTTCTTACAACTTAGGCTTCTTTCATCGGTTAGGTTGATATTAGGTTAGGGATGGGTCCCGGCTACCGGGACCCTTTTCTTAAAACATCACAAATTTTATAATTCAATGAAATACGTAAAAGTTAAATTCAGAAAAGCACACCCGCAGTTTGCCTATGCCGAAGGGAACGTAGGGCAGGTTACTGAGGATAATGCAGCACTGCTACTCGAATCGGGACATGTGATAATGCTTCCTGATGACGAAGATCTCGATAACCTTCTCCCGGAAGATATGCCGGCACGCGATATCCTTTTCAAAGCAGGGTATGAGAGTATTGAGAAGATAAGGGAAGCTGGTGACTCGATCTCCGAGGTTAAGGGAATCGGCAAAAACTTGCTGAAGCAGATCAAGGATTATCTCGATAACGGTAACGCTTAATTCTTCAGGGTATGAATCCCAGGTATAAGTTAAAAACGGCTCCGTCTTTCTTTCCGGCAGATCTGCGGGTACTGAAGATAAATCTTCACTTCACCGATGACGATGACGTGGATGAGCTCCTTCAGGAACTCATGCTCACTGCCATCGACATGGCCCAGCAGATAACCGGCAGACAGTTTGCCCTTGCCACTTATACCGCCTACCTGGATGCATACCCCGATAATGATATAGTCGATATCGACCTGGGGCCGGTACAGGGAATAACGTCAGTTGGCTACTATCCACAGGGCAGCGACACGCTAACGCAAATAGCATCCTCCGGCTACCAGCTCGATAACGTGGACCTCACTGCCAGGCTTAAGTTCAAGCAGTCGTTTGTTCCCGATCCCGACAGGATGAACGCGATAGAGATCGAGTTTACTACCGGATGGCCGTCGATCAATGAGGTGCCGCAAAGCATTAAGGATGCAATAATCCTTATCGCTTCGGAGAGATATCTTAATCCCGATGGCCAGGGCATAAGCACAAAGGCATCTGCAGCACAGAGGCTGCTTCATAATTTTAAAATACAGCGCTTTTAATGGCTACCGGCATCGACATAGGGAAGTTCGACAGGAAGATCAGTATCCAGGTTCCTTCAACCGGGAAGACGGGAAGGGGAGCTCCTGTTAAAACCTATGCAGATTTATGTACCATATGGGCAAAGAGGGTCCCTGCAGCTCTCAACCAGGAGAGCTACATTGACAACAGGCTCGTTGTACCCTCAATGTATGTCTATACGATCCATAACACAAGAACGGTAGACGAGACAATGAGGATCATCGACGGAGCAGTGAAATACAATATCCTCTCCGTGGATCCAAACAAAGACAACAAGTTTTTTCTTGAGATCACTGCTGAAAAAATAACAGAATGAGCGATTCAAGATTCACTATTTATGGCGCGGATAACCTGCAGAAGATGTTCAGGGACTTCCCTGATTTCGGATTGAAGCCGGCAGTAAATAAGGGATTTGTAGAAGCTTCCAAACCGGTTAAGGGGGCAATGGCCTCCATGCTGCCCTCTTACCTGAAGACGATGACCAAGGTAATAAAGGGGAAGGCAGGCAAGGGAAAGAATATTACCTATATAACCGGCTTCTGGAATGAAGGAAAATATATCAATCGCCGTGGCCAGTCGTGGAATCCTTACCAGCTTCTCTACTGGCATAACTACGGAACTATGGCTAATCGCGATCCGGGTCATGATTTTATTAATCCGCGCAAGCCTAAAACCAGCTCACGCAAGGGCGGGATAAGACCAAAATTTTTCGTAGAGCGTGCCTGGGATAAGAGTGCCGGATGGGCACAGAAAGCTTTCGAAGAGAGCGCGGAGAAAAGCATTGATAATTTCTTCAGTCAAAGGGCATTCAGATGATAAGCAACGCTATACAGGCAAAATGCGAAAGTATCATTCCCAACACCTTTGTAACAATCGGTGATGAGAAGATAACTGTTCCTTTTTGCACGCATAACGAAGTTGAAACACCCGTCTATCTAAAAGCAGGATTATCGGGGTATGAATATGAGGTTGAAATATTCATTGCCGACGTTTTGCCGGATAATGTCGGAACGCTCGGTAATCAGATCATAACTGCTATCGGCACCCTGGAGGGAACGACAGCCGACGGGACAAAGATAGATATGGTAGAGTACCAGGGCGATAACCCGGGCTTCGATACTGAGAGCAGGCTTTATGGCAACATACTAAAATTTCTAATAGAAACAAGTAACCGTTAAATAAAATGGCAAGAACTAATGTTTACGGGTATCTCCTCTCAATCAAATGGGGAACCAAATTAATCGCGGGTCTCGAAACCACAGGCCTTAAGATAAAGCCCAATTTCGAAGAGGTATGTCTGAAGGCTAACGGGGGCGTTCCTACGGATGACTTTATTGATTTCGATGCAGAGATGTCGATAGCCGGAAAGGCTATTGAAGGAGACTCAGCTGAGATACCAAAAGACGAGGTTGACACTCTTACTGTTACAGTCGGAGCCACCGCAAGCAATAACGTAACCATTACACTTAATGCCGTTGCGGTGAATATTGCCGTGACAAGCGGTGATACTGCCATACAGGTTGCAGACAAGATCCGCCTTGGAGTATATGCCGGGTGGACAGCAGGAGGTACGGCCGGAACCAACGTTGTTGTGTTTGCCAAGCAGCTCCCGGGCGCAGTCAGCGCTCCTGTTTTTGCAGCCGGTTCAACCGGGGTGACTGCCGCCTTTGTACGGACAGTTACCGGCCAGGATGGCACCTCGGATGATTACGAAACCCTTCGCGAAGCAACTGCAGCAGGCGCTGAGATCGCATTTGTTTATGGAAGATTTGTAACGGGTGAAAAGATTGTCTCCGGAACTGCAACACTCAGGGACTGGAGCGAGGATGCCGGATCGAAGAAAGAGAAGGCAACCTGGTCAGGATCCATGAAGGCCAAAAAAGGCACAGTGGTATTCGGGACCTATTAATGAGGATAATTAACTTTTAAAATTCCAATAAATGGCAAGAACTAATGTTTACGGGTATCTCCTCTCGGTAAAATGGGGAACCAAGCTGATAGTTGGTCTTGAAACAACCGGTCTTAAGATCAAGCCCAATTTCGACGAGGTATTGCTTAAAGCAAACGCCGGTGTGCCCACAGACGACTTTATTGATTTCGATGCCGAGATGTCTATTGCCGGTAAGGCAATAGAGAGAGACTCAGGTGAAACCGCAACTTACGAAGATTACGAAACTCTCCGTGAAGCTACGGCAGCCGGAGCTGAAGTAGCATTCGTTTACGGAAGGTTCATATCGGGTGAAAAGATTGTCTCCGGAACTGCAACACTCAGGGACTGGAGCGAGGATGCCGGATCGAAGAAAGAGAAGGCAACCTGGTCAGGATCCATGAAGGCCAAGAAAGGAACTGTAACCTTTGGAGTAACCCCGTAAGATATGAAGCCCGATTACCTCGAACTATCCGACGGCCGTAAGGTACGTGTTGAGTGGAACATGAATGCCCTTACAACATTCACTTCCATAACCGGTATGCAGATGACAGATCTTATCAATGCCAGGGCAGATGCAAGAACACTACGTACAATTGCCTGGTGTGCTGCAATCGAGGGGGAAGATGCAGACGGACGCACGTTTGAAGTGTCGGAGAAGGAGTTTGGCAGGCTGATGAGCATGGCGGCCATAGTGAAGTTCTCGGAGATAATGGCAAGGCAATCGGGAAATGAGGGTGAAAAAAAAAGCCTTCCTCCGGAGAAACCGATCAGGATCTTCCTAAGGAAGATATTCAGGTAGATCTCGGGGATCTCTCGAAGTTCACCGTTCATAAGCTTCGCTGCTTCGCCCTGGGTTGCCTCGGTTACACGACGGATAGATTTGGAAAAAGCAGGATCGGTGATATCCTGAACGCTTTTGAGGGATACCATGAAATGGAGAATGAGAGATATAAGAAATATGCAGAGCTTCAGCGAATATCAACGGCAATACTCTGGAATGTTCAGGTCTCTCAGGATTCGAGAATGACTCATCAGGAGCTCTGGCCATTTCCCTGGGATGAGAACCCGGTAACTGTAACGGAGATGTCAGAGGAAGAACGCGAAAGAGTAGTGAAGGCACAGGTTGATTTTCTAAATAAGATTTTTCCTGCAAATTGATAAGAGATGGGAAATGTAATCAGTAACCTCAAGGTCCGTTTCGGAATTGATACCGGGGATTTTAAGAAAGGTCTCAAGGATGGCGAAAAGGCTGTCGAGAGCTTTAAGGACTCCGGGAAGGAAAGCATCGACAAGTTTGCTGATATTTTTGGCGTCAATATGGAGTCGGTTCGAAGCTCCATGAATATGGCAGGTAAATCATTTAACTTTCTTGCCCAGTCGTTTAAAGGGGCAGCTGCAGGTGGTGATTTTCTTTCTATTTCCATGAAGGTTCTGAAAAACACTATGCTTGCTACGGGCATAGGAGCACTTATTGTACTTCTTGGTTCTCTTACAGCATATTTTACTGAGACAGAGCGGGGAGCATTGAAAGCCTCGCAAGCCATCTCCCAGATTAAGGCAGTAGGTACTGTTCTGCTGGATCACCTTGCCTCGCTCGGGGAAGGACTTTGGGATTTTTTTACGGGAAAGGGTCAAGCTGGTGCGGAGGCCATGAGTAAAGCATTCAAGGGAATTATTGGAGATATCTCCAATGCCTCTGCCATAGCTAACGAATATTCTCAGGCGGTGCACGATCTGACTTATGAGGAGATGAATTTCAACCTTTATAAGTCGGAGCAAATCGTTGTTTTGGATGATTACCGTCTCAAAGCAAGAGATCTTGATCTCTCTGCACAGGAGCGTCTTGCCAACCTGAAAAAAGCCGGAGAGATTGAAAAGGCAATAAATGAAAAGGAGAAAGTGCTGGCCTTGGATAAGATTCAGGTTGCCAGACTGGACCTTAACATGTTCCCTGAAAAGATGGAGAAGAAAAAGGCTCTTAATGATGCATATGTTGAGTATAATAATATTGTGGCAAATTCCATAGAATTTGAGAGAACACTTACCAAGGAGACAAATAAGCTAACGAAGGAGATAATAAACCAACTAGAGGCTCAGAAGAAGCTTAACATGGAAGGGCTGCATGTATTATCCGATTCTGGAGTTCCTGATGTGAGCAAGCCGGGAAACACTAAAGGCAAGAATTATGATCCCACAAAGCTGGCCTATATGAATACCCAACCACTCGTTCAATATGGGAAAGTTGCAACTGAAATGGGCAATACAGTTAACGATGCTTTTCAGAACATGTCAGCCGGATTTGGCGAATGGGTTGGCAACTTTGCTGCAGGGTCAGCATCGTTAAAGGATGCCGGGAAGATGGTCGGTAATGCTTTCGGAGATATGCTCATAAACCTCGGGAAGGTTGCCATAAGCACCGGTATAGGCATAGAGGCAATTAAGAAAGCTTTCGCATCAATGAATGGAATTGCTGCCATTGGCATAGGCGTAACACTGATTGCCTTTGGTACCGCTATAAAAGGAAGTATAGCAGCTGCAGGTTCCACATCAGGTTCTTCAAGCAGTTCAGGAAACTCCGGATCATCGGGTGGCGGATTAGTGCTCGACAGCCGGGGTACAAATGCTCAGCCAATTCCCATAAATATTAGCGGCGAACTTGTTGCAAAAGGAAAGGATCTTGTTTATGTATTCAATCAGGAGAACCTGAGGAAAAAAATATCTACCTGATGGCATTCGGACTTAAATATGAACTCTGGTGCACCTCGAAAAAGTGGAACTTTTTCAAGGCTAAGATCTATTTCGATGGCTATGTGGGCAGCCAGATCGACAGAGACATCCCGGCAGTTGCTCCTTTCGTATGGAAAAAAGACAAAGCTGAAGTTGTAAGAGGTACCTCTTTCGACTATTCAATGCGAGAGGTTGTTGATTTCGAGTTCCTGGAGTTCTATACCAATAATAGCAAGAAGATAAAGATCGAGCTGTATAAGGGAACGACGCTTCTATGGGTAGGCTTTAATCTTCCGCAGCAATATCAAGGCGCATATACTCCGCCACCTACAAGCCTCAGATTTACTGCTACCGATGGACTAGGCCTACTGAAGAATGAACCCTTTGCACTTACCGGGCGCAATTCTGAGATGGCAATAATCTGCTATTGCATTGATAAAATCGGTCTTTCTCTTCCATATTCCATTGCTATTGATATTCATGGTACCGGTCAGGCAACAAACAGATCCTGTCTTGAGCAGACCTTCAGCGAATCGGTTGCTTTTACCGATAAGAACTGCTATGAGGTACTTCAGGACGTACTTGGGAAATACGATGCTGAGATAACCCAATGGAAAGGCAGCTGGAGAATAACACGTACCACCTGCAAGAAACTGACCAGATTCGTTTATACCTCTGCAGGCGTTTATAGCACAACAGAATCTTCCCCGGCTGTTCTTAATATGGATTATCCTCATAAGGTAGGAGCTGATTGCTGGCCGATAGGATCTCTTGGAATGGCACTTGAGCCCGGAGGTAAGAAAATAAAGATCACCCGTAATTACGGACGCAAGGAGTCTCTGCTTGAGAACTATAAGTTTATTGATTACAGCTCGGGTAATTTCAGCAACTGGACCAAATCTGGAAGTACTTACTGGTCTTATGTAACACTAAGCAAACGTGCGGCTGGTGATAAAAGGTATGCCTATCTCGATGGTAATGTAAGTGGAAGTGATGTATATATAGAGCAGATTGTTCCGATACAAAACGCTACCGGGTATGATTTTGTTTACTCACTTCTGGCTGCTACAGTCGGTTACGATTTATATGGAGGTATTCCCATTTCTCTTCCGATAGATTTCAGGATAATGGTTTATGTGGAAGATGGTACTAATTTTTACTGCCTTACAAAAAACGGATGGGGCGTAATTAACGTATCCCAGTTAATGACTTTCACGTCTGCCTCGTTCACGTCTGCAAATAATATTGAGACTTTAAATGCCAACCTGAAAATTATGACTAGCGGGATTCCGCTGAGCGGTAATATTCATGTGAGGCTCTACTCGCTAAATATGACGAGCTACGGGAGCAAGACTTACCTTGGTGTTGGTTATACCGAAGCGAATGCATATTTTATAAAAGATGGAGAGCAGGTTCCGGCCTCTTCCGTTGTAACGGCTGTCTTCGATAACAGCTCCGAGCCAACAGATCTTTCAGATTTGGAGATATTTTCCGCTGATGCTCCGGATATCGCCAATAAGAAAATGATCTACAAGAACATCACCACAATTTCTGACGGAACACCAACGCTTAACTGGAGGATAGACGGCAACGGCACAGATTATACCCTTATTCAGCTTCTGGGTAAGACTCTTGCAAGCGATAACCGCAAGGCCAGGCAGAAGCTTACCGGCATACTGAGAGGAGCTGCCATGGAACCAAACTCCATTGTAAAGCATGCATATAATAATAATATCGAGTATGAGATCGCAGAGTGCGAGTGGGATATTGGGGAAGAGAAGTTTAATGTAACTCTTCTTGAGATACTCCCATGGAGCAGCGAATCGGTTTCATATACAACCGAAGATTCGACAAGTATAAACGGATCTTCATCCGGAGGCGGGTCAACCTCAGGTGGAGGATCAATGGTGCCGGGTGATGTACAATTGATGCTTGCCGACTGGTTCCAGCTTGTTAATCCAGGCGGAGCAAATGAGTACCTGAGGGTCAAAAAACCGATTGGCTGTGATTATGAAATTGCTGCTTTTACAAATACGGGCTATGTGCCACCTTCGTTCTGGGATTCGATGCCAGTGAGCAAGTCGATTATATATACCGGAGGGTATGCTCAGCTCGCCGGGGATATTGCATCGCCTGGGAATAATAAGATCTATGGAACTGATGGTTCCGGAATAAAGGGATGGTACACTGCTACAGGATCAGGTAATGTATCCAATACTGGCACACCGGTTGCAAATCAAATAGCAATATGGACAGGTGCAACTGTAATACAGGGTGTTAGTGGGCTAACGTTTGATGGTACTAATTTTACAGTCACTGCCACAAATGCGAAGTTGAAAATTGATCATATTGGAGAGAGCGCTTCTGGACATGGAGTAGTATTTGATCAAAAGGTGTCAACTATTGCTTCTGCTTCAGGGTATGCATCTATAAATATCGCTCCAGGTGTAGTTGTTACTTCTCCAATTAATGGGGACATATGGTATGATAATGCTATGAATGCTTTCAGGTGTTATCAGGGCAGTAACATCAAAACCATGGTGGCGGATCAGTCTCAAACAATATCTGGAGGAGGTGATTATACTTGTGCAGTTGCAGAAGGAGATCTGAACGCTATGACACTTACTTTTACTCCGAAAGGAAGAAATTTATTTATTATGTTCAGTGCCCCTTTTTATTTTTCCGGCAATGTTTCTTTTAATCTCCTTATATATGTTGCTGGTTCTATGCTTAGAACAACTAAGCATTATGGAGCTTCCGGAGTATCTTATCAAATAGCAATGCACGGATTTACGACTGTTACGCCCGGTAATTCCATAACAGTTAAAATGAGATGGAGTGGAACTACCTCTGTCTTGCAAAGAGGTTCTACTGACTTTCCAAGAGAAATGACAATTATTGATTTACCATAGAAATGGCATTGGGAACAACAAATATAACCACAACAACAGTAAAGACCTTATTTGGCGTCGCCTCAAGTGTCTGGTCCGTACTCTGTACCTTAGCTTCGGTAAATAAATGGAGCAGGTATAAACCGGTAAGAGGCGTATGGCCTCAGGACGATAGCGGGTATTATGGTTTTAACCTCGGTGCCGCCAATCCTAACAAGTGGGATTATCTGCAGCCAAACAATAATTATAGAATTGGAGATTTCAGGGGTTATGAGCATAATAAGGCAAATACCGATCCACCTGTCTATGCTGATAATACATCCGCAAGCGGTAACTTCCAGCCATCGGTAAAAGATGCTAATGTCAACCCTACTCAGGGCTCATGGAGATTTGGAAAGAACCTTACACACGACAATATAAGGATACTCCCGGCTGATCTCAATCTCGCCAGCTATTACTGGGGCGTGAAGCTTGTTTCGCCCTCTGCAAGTGCCTATTATAAGACTCTCGGGAACCTGAACGATGATGCGGTCTTCACCTTCGACATGAAGTTCGATAATCCTGGCAGTGCAATCTTTGTTAATTTTCCACAGAACTGGACTTCCGGATCGTGGAGCTGGCAATTGTTTATCAGCTCAACTCAGGCAAGCACATGGACTTCAACGGCGCCCTCAAATCTCATTTACCTGCCAACCGATACAGGTATTGCCAGACTAATATCAGCAGGAACTTTCACAATGCTCCATTATGTTGTTTTTGGAATTGGCAGCTATACTGCAATTCTTGCTCTTCCTTCTGCAGGTGGTAATTTCGCTTATACAGCTGGAAGTATGACATCGGGGTACGATTATGGGAAGGTAAACACAAATTCCGGAGGGGTATTTACGGTTGACATTGGTGGTAACTCATGGATCCATTACGCCGTTTATGATTCGACTAATAGTACGCGACTGACTGATCCGTCTTCATGGATTGATGGTTGCTGCCTTAGGGTCTGGTGTGATCTGAATAATGGCAATTCGCGAAGTCCCGATATCTATTTAAACGCTTCAGACGCTTCATATAATTTCACAGTTAATCAGGCAGGCCATCCGCCTTCATTCAACCATAACCCGGCATGGGCACCAGGATGGAGTGCTGGGCCAACAGCAACAGCCGCTTATTCCGATACACAGATATATATTACTGGTACTCCGAATGGATTCTATAATGGATCCGGAACAAAGACAATGTATATATGGGTTAAGAAGGCCGGTGTTCTGGTTGGGAATGTCCTCTCTTTCGGGGCTAAAGACGGCAGCGCCTATACTCAATGGATAACTGGACTTCCCGGTATGGATAGCTCTACTTACAATATTTATTATGATTCGGTTGACAGGTCTAACGAATAATTAAAACTTAATCTATCATGAAAAAAGATACGAATGATCAGAGCGAAAACGGCAGCAGCAGTGTTAATCCTGGAATAGAAAGCCTTCCAGTTGCTTTCTACAAGAAAAACCTGAAGTGGATAATTATAGTTGCAGCTGCAGCTGCAGTAATCGCACTCGGATTCCTGCTATAGTACTAACCCTTAAATATAAAGACTGATGAAAAAAATTAACCTGGCCGTTGTGGATCGCATTTACTTTCCAGCCATACTGCCACAGCAAGGCAAGACAATCGAAATGATGTCTGTGAAATTAATGGCTGAAAGGGTTCGGTTCACTCCTGAGGAGATCGAAGAATATGAGCTTAAAGATAATGCCAACGGATCTGTGAGATGGAACCAGGGAAAGGCAAGAGAGAGAGAGTTCAGGTTTGAAGACTCTGAGATCGAAATCATTTTTAAAGGTGCTGAGATACTTGACGTACAGGAGAGAATGACTGTTCCCATATTGAAGGTCCTTGAAAAGTTTCCCAAACCCAGGAAGGTAAAACAACTTAAATAATACTACAAAGTCTGAATAAATATTAACCGTTTAAACAATCAGAGGGATAATGCCTAAGCAAATCATCCAAGCAGCACAAATTGCAGACCTTCAGTTACCTGAGGGTTATTCAGTTGTATATACTCCGAGTGCTGAGGAAGTTGCTCAGACTGAGATTGATCGTTTACAGGCTGAATTGGATGGTATGACAGAACCAAGCGATGAGGAGTTAATTGAATTAGGTAAGATATCACATCCTTATTATCAGAAACAGAGAATGCTAATTGACGCTCAAAGTAAAATATAATGGCAGTAATTATCACTAAGGTAGACAAACCTATTAATGTGCAGGCTCAATTGCAGTCAGGTGGTAATCTATTACCCAATACCAAGTATTATGTAAGGGTGATTGGTAGAACAAGAGATTTTACCTATTATAACTATGTTTCATCGGGAGATATGACTACCCCACCATCAGATGAAATATCATTTACAACAGATAATACAAATAAGAAAGCATATATTACTTGGAATGCTGTTGTTGGTTGTATTTATTACAATGTCTATTGTAGAGCAGAGGGGGAAACATATGAAGGGGATTGGGCAGGGAAGAAATGTGGAGCATCTGTGACAAATACTTGTAATACAAATTCATATACCATTACCGACCCTGCTGTTGGCGTGGGATTAGATATACTTGGATTCTTAGGAAAACTACCGTATAAGTTGAGTAAAGAATCGGGAATGATATTAGTAGCATTTACAGGAACTGTTACCTTACAAGATATAGCAGATGCTTTAGATGCTGCAGGTTTATCAAACAATTATTATTATGATAGTCATTGTAATTTCTGTATGCACGGTAGTATCTATCAACCTGCTGCTGGGGGGGTTGGGTATATGTTTTTAACAGACCATACAATAATAATGATTCACGGATGTATTGCAAGCGATAATCCAAGTTCTATTATTAGGTTTGGAAGTGGTTATTATTCTGATGGCACAAATGGTTGTGTATTATGTTTTTGTCAGTACTCAGCTTGGCCTATGTCTAATCTTCAAATATATAATACAGTGTTCAAGCCAATGTTAGTTAAACAATTTTATCCTAACTGGTATTCAGGTGAAGAAAAGATAGACAGCTTCAATATTAATATGAGAGGTCTTTCTTTTATAGATATGGGGATAAGTGGCTTTTATACTTTTAATGGAATGACATTTAAGGCAATGGGGCAAAATATGTCAATTTATAACCCATCAATCATTACTAACTCAAAACTTCACTGTAATTGGCTTGCTTTTTATAACGGTGGATATATACCTGCCAGTCAATCATCTTTTAGGGATTGTGAGATAAGGATAGGACAACCAAGAGGAACTACAACTTATCATTTCCAAACGAATAATGGAGATTATGGAAACATTTATTATAACGATGTAAAGTGGTTTGATTGTGATTTTGGATATAATTATCGTGATGAATGTTTTTCTTGGATAGAAACATGTGGGGATCCAGCAAAGGTAAAGGGTCATATGTTTTATAATAGTGTCAATTTAAAAATTGTTGGTATTTTAGGAAATGTTATTCAAGGAGTATCTGTTATATTGAAAGATAAAAACGGCAACATAGCTTATAATCATACCTCAGATGTTAATGGGTTGGTAAGTGGAGATATTCTTATAATGGAAGCCAGAAATAAGAACGGGGATGGTTATGGTCCAAATTATACTACATTAACTGAATATGGTCCATTTACCATGGTTGTTTCTAAAACTGGTTATAAAGACTATAAAGATGTTATCGATATTCAGAGTAAGATTATTTGGGAAATATCACTTGACCCACCAACCTACGTCACCGAAAATATAAAAGGACAAGCTTCAGATTATGTTTTAACCGGAGTAGTTGAAGAAGTGCCTTCCATATCAGCAGTAATGAGTGAAGTAGGAATAAGCGGTGTAGTGGAAGAGATAGGAATCAATATAAGTATTCTTGTAGACGAACTAACAGGTAATATATAAGATTATGGCAACAGAACAGAATATTGTAATAACTAAAGGGAGCACCGGAACCATAGTGGTTACAGTTACCGGGGTAAGCAGCTGGACCGGTTTATTGGCTAAGCTCTTTGCAAGCGATGTAAGAGGAAATGCTCCTGTAATTACACTGACGGGCGTAATTGATGGTGCGAATAATAAAATAACTTTTACTTACGCATACTCTGATACGGCTTCTCTTACCAAGAGTCCATTGCATTACGATGTAATAATTTATAAGACCGATAAATCTTATATAAAGACGACTAACTACGGATTGCTTGGTTTGGCAACGCCGGTTAAGCTGGATCCGACCACCTGAAGATTATAGTGCACATTTTGAAGTTCAAATAATAACCCTTCACACTGATCAAAATGACAGTGAATAAAAAAGACACCGTTACCATTCCAACCATCTGGATAATTGTAGTTGCTCCGCTGCTTGTAGCGCTGATAACAACTCTAGCCACAACAAAGTTCGCTTCCGGACGAGACTCAAAGCAGATCGAAATAGACTCCAAGCGAATAGAGAGTCTCGAAAAGGCAAATGACTCTTTTGTACTGAAAGAGGACATGTCCACTATAAGAGAGCAGTTAAACAGGATTGAGAATAAAATTGACAACCATATAGAAAACAGTCATGCCAAAATTCAGCGATAATTCGGAGAGGATCCTTGCCCAGGCACATAAGGAATTTCAGATCCTGTTCAGATGCGTGGTAATGGATTTTGACTGCACAGTAGTAAAGTCTTACGAGCCCAAAACAGAAACAGACAGGTTTTTCGCCGAAGGGCTATCTAAGATCCAGTACCCTACCGGGCACAACACAAAGCCATCTGTTTATATTGATGTTGCTCCTTTTATTAATGGTCAGGCAACCTGGAATGAGAAGCAGGCACTTGCTTTTGCTTTTTATGTAAAAGGCTTAGCTGATGAGCTCTTCAGGATCGGTGCAATGAAGCATCGGATTCGGCTCGGAGCCGACTGGGATAAGGACAATGATGTGAACGACCAGACCTTCAATGATTTTTGCCATTTCGAGCTGATCCTATCGCCAGAAGAAAAATCACAATTAAAATATTACGAAACATGAAATCAAAATTCTTAACATTAGGCATATGGGACTTTCTGAAGGGTCTTGTACTGGCCATTCTCACCAGCGTCATAACATTTCTTGCTGATATACTTCAGGCCGGTATTGTTATAGATACAGCACTGTTTAAAAGGATAGGCATTGCAGCTGTCATTGCTTTGCTATCGTACCTGGTTAAAAATTTCTTCACTAATTCCAAGGATCAGATCCTTACTCCGGAGAAATGAAACAGCTTATTATTGTACTTGCCGTTCTGTTGGCATCATGCGCCACTCAAAAGCGGTGTTATGAGAAATGGTCGATGAAGCCCGATACCATCAGGACCGTCGAGATCCGGGATTCGCTCGTTTACAAGGATACAACCGTTTATAAATATCTTCCAGGGGAGAACCGGGTCGATTCGGTTTTCATCCCTTGTCCGCCACCTCCTCCGGATTACATTCCGGATACTGCCTATGCAAAGACTTCCATGGCAACAGCAAAAGCATGGTGGAGTTATCCATTTATTGCACTGAAACTGGTTCAGCACGACAGCTTATTTACTCTAAGGCTTGATTCAGCCAGGAAGGAATCTTATCACTGGAGGACCGAGTATGATAACGTCACCCAGGTACTCAAAGAAAAGTATGTTCCGAAGATCTACAAGGATGCTTTGTCAATTTGTATTTTTATCTTCGTTGCGATGGCCGTATGGCTTGGCTTTAAGATAAAAAGCTTCTTTAGTAAAAAATAGGCGCACGCCAGATGCACGCCAGAGAATTTAAGCAAATCACTCATTACCGCATATAGAGAGTGTTTTAACCGTTTATCCTGTTTGCATGGGGTGCAAGGGGTCGACCGTTCAAGTCGGTTCACCCCGACGAGAGATAAGAGGTCTGTAAGTTAATAACTTATGGGCCTTTTTTCTTTTTAGTACTTTTGTCAAATCGAATATTATTTGTTGTTATTTGCTTTTATTTGTAGCTTTCGCACGCCAAATGCACGCCAAAACTAACCTATGGCAACTTTTAAAGCTGTTACAAGAAAGGACCGTGAGAACTCTCAAGGGAAAACAAACATTGCTATAAGGGTATCTCATAAGCGCAAGGGTGATAAAACAGGCAAGGTGCGTTATATCGCCACCAGCCACTATATTGAACCCAAGTGGATGGGATCTGACGGGTTTATTAAAGCAGGGCATCCAAGCAAGGCTAACATCGACTCTGTTCTGCTGGCTCTTACCAAGCAATATAACGATGCTTACCTGGCAATAGCGACCGAGGCTGAATATATGGATACAAATGCCCTGGTGAACAGGCTAAAAGCTGATGGGGGATCAGGAGCCGACTTCGCGGAGTACACCTGGGAGAAAATCTCAGCCCTGAAGAGAGAAAACAGGCATTCCTTAGCTGTTCTCTACGAAGTGACCCTGAAACATCTCTTAACCTTTTCAGGGCAGGAGAAGCTCTTATTTAAGGAAATCACTCCTTTCTTCATCGAGAGGTTTGAAAAGAATCTCCGGATGAATAGCGCCAGCACAAATACGGTAAGAAATTACCTGTGTAACATAAGGGCAATTTTCAACCATGCCATAAACGAGGATAAGATAAAGCCGGAGATCTATCCCTTCAGGAGGATGAAGATCCGCCAGGATAGGAAGGAACCCCGGGCCCTGGATCTGAAGGAACTCAAAAAGCTGAGAGACTACAGGGATAAAGCCTGGCCGGGACAAAAGGTTGCTATAGATATCTTCTTCCTGATCCTTTACACCGGGGGAACCAACCTGAAGGATCTTGTCTATCTTAAAAAAGAGGACCTCAGGAAGGGATATATACATTATGACCGGTTTAAGACCGGGCGCAATTATGTGATAAAGATCTTCCCTGAGGCGCAGGAGATCCTTGACAGGTACCAGGGCGAAAAGTACCTGCTGAACTTAATCGAAAAGAAGGGGGTGACTAAGGGATCCGCGAGAAAGACGGAGGTCCATAATGATATCAGATCTAACATAAATAAGCACCTGATGATTGTAAATAAGAAGTTGCAGCTGGGCGAGAAACCGACTACTTATGTGGCGAGGTATTCATTTGCCACTCTGTGCTTCCAGCTGAAGATCCCGCGGGATGTTATTGCAATGATACTGGGACATGGGCTCAATACCATGACTGATCTGTATATAGATTTCGATGAAGCCCGGAAGAAAAGCGACGCGGCTATAGGAAGGGTAATAAAGGCAATTAAAAGTTAGTTTTCCCTCTTAACAATATTCACTTTATCATCGAAGGTAAAAACTGATTCAATCGTCTGTTTTGCGTTGCTGAATAACGGATTATGAATGGAATATTTATTGTAAACCTTATAGAATATAGGTTTGTTATCGGGGTAGGTTGCGAGACTATCAATTTTATTATCCTTACTTTCCGCCTTCCAAATTTCACTTGTTAATTCAATATAGCTCATACCAATATCATTAAGCTTGTAAGAGTAAGCTTCCTGTGTCTTATATTCTGATACAAGGGACCAGGTTTTATAAGGTTTATCTTCAATTTTAAAATTACTAATAGCAAGATCAATTTTTCTCGCCATATCTTTTGACATCGGATCCATTTCATAGTTAATCCCATATGCCAATCTGATTCTTGATACCCTCTCATAAAGTTTTTCGCGTAGTTTGCTTAATCGTCGTGGGGTTCTTGTATCTAACAAAAAATCTGAATCTTGTACGAGTTTTATTCTGAGCTGATTAATTGATAAGCGCAAGCTGTCCTTAATATCTTTGATGTAGATTGTATCCATGAACTTTAAATCCAGGGATTTATATTTCAGATCGAGGCCCATCGCATCCTTAGTTAGCTTATCTTTTATCTTGTCTGTAAATGGTTGATTTTTATTACATGAAACTGCAATAATGATTAAAGAAATGCTCAGTAAATTTTTCATATTATCTGCTTTATTTATCCAGGTAACTCTTAACCAACTTTTACTGCCGATAGTTTTTTTAGGCATTCATTGTATTCCTTCAGTAACATTTCAAGTTCGGTGCGTAAAGATTCAATCTTTTTATCTTTCTCCATACATGCGTGACACACTTTTTCATATTTCTCATTTGCCTCTTCAGCTCCTTCATGGTCGGAAATCACCGTTTTGATTGTTAATAACTTTTTTGGTAAAGTCCCTCTTCTTAGCCATTCAGGATTTACATATGGAAATTTGAAAAGGATCAAATCCATAACAGAATCGCTTATTTCCCTGCCATAGTTCTCTATGGCGGAAATTGTTGTATTTGTAGTACTTATATATCTTGCAAAGGTACTTTTTTTAGTAAAGCCGCTTTCAATCCGAAATTGCTTAAGGCGATTTCCCTGATCACTAATAATCTTTAAATTATTATCCGTCTTATTCGTTGTTTTCACCGTTAAATAACTGTTAATAACTTTAGATAACCGTTTTAACCGTTTGTAATGTTTTCTATTCTATGTTTGCAATATTACTCTGCAATTTAAAAGCAAATAAATGGAAACACAAGTAAAAGAAGCAAAAACTTACTCCAACAAGCAATTAAAACTTGCCTACGACCGGCTTCCTTTTGATATACGATCAAAAGTGCGTGAAGAGCTATGCCAGGTACTGTTCTGGAAACCATCTACATTTTATACTCGCTATAGCAGCTCTGTTCCTATAAGAAAAATTGAAAAGACTTCTATTGAGCAGGTATTTCGCAAATACGGCGTTGATGTATTTAACCTGCCCATAAATGAGTAAGCACCTAAAGGATCCAGCGCAGCTGCGTGAGATACACATCCTGCGCAAGCAAAACCTGAAGCTCAGGCTTGATCTCGAAGTTCTGGCTGATTTCCCTGATAGCAAGGCTGCCAGAAAGATAAGGTTTCAGACCAAGATCAGGCAGCGGATCCACCGGGAAGCCTGTAAGGCGATGGAAAACTAACCGGAGAACTAACCAAAATCAACGAGGTGAAAAAGACACTTATGACTTTTCTTCTTCTGACCTTAACAACTCTTCTCTTTGCTCCCGGATCCGGAGTTGCCACTCTGCTCCGGGAGAAAGGGATTAACCCCTGGAAACCCTTGATTTATGCTATAGGTAAGGAAGAATGCAAACACGACACCGCTGCGATCAACCACACCGAACAGGCTTATGGCTTCTTCCAGGTGAGACCAATAAGGCTCGAAGATTATCGAAAGAGGACCGGGATCCACTACACAACAAGAGATATGCTTGATTATAAGAAGGCTGAACGGGTATTTATGTACTATGCCGCTCAAATTGGCCCTTATGATTTTGAAACCATTGCACGCCAATGGAACGGATCGGGACCGATGACAATAGCATACTGGAACAGGGTTAAAAAGTACCTATGAGCGATCCGGTAATCATATCGCGTGAGGATCTCTTTGCACTTGGAGACAGGATAGCCGAAAAGGCCATCACTGAAACGCTCAGGGAGCTCGGCATAAAGCCAAGAGATTTCAATCCGCGGATATCTTTTAACCAGGCATGTAAGCTTGTATCCAGGGCAGATCTGGAAGCAGCCATGAGGGAAGGAAGGATCGCATTCAAAAAAAGAGACGCCAACAAGCGTAACAGCACAATAGACCTATCGAGAAAAGATGTTTTAAAACTAACTAAAGAACCTAAATTCTAATGGAGAAACAAAACTTCAATATCAAAATTTACGAGGCCTGCTCGGAAGACGTTCTAAGGCCCGTTATGATGTGCGTCCACTTTATTGGCGGATTCGCATACGCTTCAGACGGCTGTATGGTTGTTAAACAATCTCTTGACTACCATTCAGTGATAAACCCGGAGGTCCTTGACGGCAAGTCGATTCATCGGGACAACTTCAAGAACATCATGCAATTTGAAATTGCAGAATGTACTGAAGAAGGGGTTGTTTGCAAGGACAATGACGGTCGCACAGCTGTCTTTGATTATTTTGACAGGAAGGATATGGTCCTCCCAAATTTTGAGGCTATTCTTTCGCTGGGGAAATCAGAACCCGTTCCGTTCATCGGGATAACTCCCAAATTACTGGATCGCGTTTCAAAGGCAATGCATTCTCCAAGCGGGGCTCTTCGGGTCCAGTTTTATGGTGTTGATAAACCCATGCGCCTGGATGATCCCCTGATAGAAAATCAGGTAGCGATATTATCTCCAGCAATGTTATCAGAAAGCTTATTCTCATGAAAGTATATATCGCTGGAAGAGTGACCGGACTGACAAGGGAACAGGCCAGTAGAAATTTCTCAAGGGGCGAAGCCCTGATGAGATCTAATAACCATGATCCCATAAATCCACTCGCCTTTGTGCCAGAGGGCTCTTCTCCAAAAGAGGCTATGAAGACGCTACTTCCGCTTATGCTCGAATGTGAGGCAATTCTCCTTTTGGAGGACTGGGAGTTTAGTGAGGGCGCTATGATTGAATCTGCCCTGGCTAACTATTCTAAGATGACAATACTTCTTGAAGAGGATTTCAACTAACCAAATAATCAACCATGACCGAAAAAATTGACAAAAAAGCCATCCGGGAGCATCTCCTGGAGGCATTAAACAGGGAGGAGATAAGCAACAGAGAAGCTGCAAAACTTCTTAACATTCATCCGATGTATTTTTCGCAAATCAAGAAAGAAGAACAATGGGATGGTATCCCACCTTCAAAGTGGGAAAGATTCAATGAATGGCACTTAACCCGCTGCACTTTAAGGGAATTTACTCTTCCTGAAGGGGAGCCAATTGACAAGTTTTTTGCGGACGGCACCAAAGAGGTAAAACCGGCTTCTGAGAAGCGGCTGATCGACGAGCACTCGCCGGAGAATATCCTTGAGAATAAAAAGAGGAAATACACCCGGAGAGAGATCAAAAAGGATCTTTTACCTGAATCGGCAAGTTTCGACCAGGACCAAGTGAATGTCCTGACCAAAAAATATGAGGCATTGCTTGTTTTAGCTGCCGGTCTGACAGCTAAGCACAAAGTCCTTGAGGAAGAATACCTGAATACGTTTAATGAACTTCGTTCTGCACTAAACAACCAGGTTAATGAGACCGAGGGTTGCAAGGACGCAAATAATGTTTTCAGATCAACATTAACAATGCTTGTCGACGAGCAGGTTGATCTTAAAATCAAATTATTTGGCACTTTTTCGAAATCAGGTGATTTTACTCCCGGAGAAATTGATGGCTTAAGATCTGAGATAGCTGAGCTAAGGAAAGTAACACTGAAAAAACCTGTTTCTCGCTTGGTACTGAATGCCGATAAAGAAGAAGCAAAAGCTCCACGATATTTCGCCTGGAAGAACATCATCCACATACATCAGGATAAATGATCATATTTTTTTTGCCCATTAACCTGAGAATTATGTAACTATTTCTCCGAATTATATAACAACCCGATTAAAAATAATTCTATGGAACAGTATAAAGAAGCACCTCTGCAGCTCTCATTTTTCCACAATACAACCGGACTCAGGGGAGAGGAGTTAAAACAGGCCCGCCTTAAGGCAAACAGCCAGGCGATGATGATACTTCAGTTCTTCAGGCAGCATCCGGAAGGCTACTTCACTCCTTTCGATGTTCGCCGGGCCCTTAACCTGGATCCGCTTCAGATAACCGAGGTCAGGAGATCTATCACGGATCTTACAAACGCGAAGCCACCTTTCCTTATCAAAACCAAGGAAATGAGAGAGGGCGACCGCGGATCTATGAACCACACATGGAAACTCGCCTGATATGGAAAAGAATAAAACAACCGAATATTTTCCGCACGATTGCAATGCAAACGATGATCCCAAGATCATGCTCATGATGGCTCAGCTCGGGTTAGAAGCTTATGGTATATATTGGATACTTGTAGAATATCTCAGGCAGCAACCTGGATACAGGGCCCCGATGATTTTACTTGATGCCTTATCCAGGCGATTCGGATCCTCAAAAGAAAAATTCGAAGCAGTTATTACAAAATTTTCTCTTTTTGAAGTTGAAGAGGAATACTTTTTTTCACCTTCATTAAACAGAAGAATGTCCCCTCTTGACCTCAAAAGAGAGAAGATGAAGCACAACTCCTTAATGAGGTGGAATGGACAACCGGATGCAAAAGCAATGCAATTGCATAGCAAAAGCAAAGCAAAAGCAATGCAGAGTAGAGTAGAGGAGAGTAGAGTAGAGAAGAGTAAAGTAAAGAAGAGTAAAGAAGAGAATAAGAACTCTCTTTCTCTCTCTTTTGTTTCGGATGAATTTAAACCCGTTTTTGAAAAGTGGCTTGCTTTTAAATCTGCTATTGGAGACGGATATAAAACACAGCAAGGAACACAGTCAGCTTTTAACAAGCTCCTGAAGCTTTCAAACAACAACCCTTCAATAGCCAGCCAGATAGTAGATCAGTCGATCTCCGAAGAATGGAAAGGGTTATTCCCTCTCAAAGTCACCCCAAACCAGGGAAATACAAGTGGTCTTAAAATCAGCACTAAATACATCGACGAAAGATGACTGACGAAATATTTCAAACACACGCTAATACGATAATCCGCTCCGTGACGCCGGGGAAGGACGTCAATTATCTCATAAACATCTTTCTGAAGGATGCATCAATAAACATGGGATCTGACTTCTCAGAGGAAACGCTGGAGAGGGCTATTTACATCATAAAGGCTGACTTTTCTTATCTGCCGGTATCCTTTGTTGCTTCAGCTTTCGTTCAGGGCTCAATGGGAAAGTTCGGCCCAGGCAGGCTTGTACCAAGAGTAATCAATGGATGGCTCTCTGAGGTTTCTGCAGACTATAACCGCAAAAGAGCTCATGATGAGATCAACCAAAAGCCTAATAATTCTCAATCGCTCGACTTGATCAGATATCCTGCTGGAAAGGCCATGACCAGGAAGATGGACTGGCTTAATCTTGGAGTAATAACCGAACAAGAATATGATCGGATCCCGCTGAAGGAAGTTGCTGAAAGAATCGCCCAGGGACTCGATGTTGTACCTGAATTATGGGGTATAAAATCAAGAAAACCAATTCTTGAAAACTAATCTAAGCACTCATGAAAGAATCGTTAAAAGAGCTTTTCAAAGCAGAGACAAGGGTTGCTGATTTTACATTTATCAGCGAGGTGGTTCAAAGAGGCAGAAGAAGGCCACAAAAATACCGCCACTTCATAGAGCTTCCTCCCTTCCTTTACAGCGAGCTTCGCAATAATGGGGTGATAGACACGGAGTTTTACATCGTTGATGAATCCGCATTTTTTGAGTTCTCCCGGGATTCGGTAAAAATAAGCTTTATCTGCCTTCATGCTGCTGAAGATCTTCATCGGAAGATTGATAAGTATCTGATCGAGAAAATGTACGGCAGTTATCCGATTAAACGCGGAGGAATCTTCTTCTGATGGAAAAACCAAAATCAAAACCACGGCCCTGGGCAGGAAAGCCGAGAACAGAGGCACCGATGGGCGACCGGTCACGGGATCCCTTCTACCACACAAACAGGTGGAGAAAAGAAAGCCGTGCTTTCCTGCAGGAGCATCCTATCTGCGTGAAATGCAGGGAAAAAGGACTTACGGTCCCGGCAAGGGCAACAGATCATATAATTCCGAAGAGCATTTGCAGGGATCCATGGGATAGAACAAACTGGCAGCCACTCTGTACAAAATGCAATAACCTTAAGGGCGCTCAGGACAAAAAACTTATAAAAAAGACTTCAAAATGAAATGGCTTAACAATATCAAAATCAGATTTCAGCGCTTGCGCTTCAGGATGACTTATTCCCGGGGAAGCAGGAATGATACCAGGAATAAGCTCAGGGCAATAGAGAAAGCCACAAAGAAATCGGTTAAAAGTAACATCCGTCTATGGGTAGTAAGGCTTGCTCCAGGTAGATTTGAAATTCTTACGAAAGGTGAGGTAAAACACCTGATGCGTGCCCTCAATAAAATGGCCGATATCAACATCTATCAGACAGGCGAAGTAATCATTCACATAACAAAGAAATTTCATGAAATCTAAAAAACTCAGTACCGATCTGTTAGCAGGACTGACTCTCATTGGCATAGCCTTGGTGATCATCCTGAGTCTCTCTTTTCTGACTATGATCCTCTGGAACCTTATCCTTCCTGGTATCATTCTCTGCAAGCCGATCAATCTCTGGCAGTCCATGGGACTACTTGTGCTTGTTTCAATTCTGTCCATGGATAAATCTAAGCTTCTCAGCTGGATGGTATGAATACCACAAAGCCCATACTGCAGTTAATGGATGAGTTCCTGGCTAACCAGGATATCGCGGAGAACTCCCGGAAGAGATACAGGGATTGTCTTCACTTCTTCATCTATTGGCTCAGTCGTTACGGGTCTGTTTCTAGCCCTAACAGGGCACAGATCATAGATTATAAAAAATATCTGATCGCGTCAAAGAGATCTGCATCTACGATTGATAACTATCTCTCTCCCGTAAGACAGTTCTTTAAATACCTGGAGGAAGTTGGAATATGCGAAAATGTTGCAGTTGGCATCACTTCACCTAAGAGATCTTCAGGATTCAGGAAGGACTATCTCAGAGAACCACAGGTTAAAAAACTTCTTGATTCGATCAACAGATCTACCCTTCAGGGAGAGAGAGATTATGCAGTGATAAACCTTATGGTCAGGACAGGGATGAGATGCATCGAAGTAAGCAGATCTGATGTCAGGGATCTTAACCTCCTGAATGGGAACTGGGTAATTGACATCCAGGGCAAGGGCAGGATCTCAAAGGACAGGCGTCTTGGTATAACGCCAATGGTAGTTAATCCCATTGAGTCATATCTTGAGAGCAGGAATAAGCATGATGGCATATGTGTAAATCATCCCATGTTCATGAATCATTGCTATGTAAGCAGGGATACAAGGTTAACGCCAGTCACTATATCAAAGTTTGTGAAGAAGTATCTCAGGGTAATAGGCATTGATAACAGGAAGGTCACTGCACATTCACTAAGACACACCTTTGCAATCACCGCACTAAAGAACGGCGCAACTCTATTGGAAGTCAGTTCTGCCCTTGGTCATAGTGATATTAAAACAACAATGATCTACCAGGAAGCGATTGAAGAGGAGAGGATGCTGGAAGGTACTGCCGTACGTAAAATGGACGATCTGTTTAAATAGGCTTAAAAGAATGAGAAAACAAGGGATTATACAGGTCACCTCTACATACGTGGTAAAGAAAGATTGAATTTGTTGTTAACGTCATTACATAGTACTATGTATAAAAAGGCTCAGAGATGAAAAAAATATCAAAAGCACATAGAAGGTCGATGAAATCAAAGGTAGGGCATAGGGGGGTGTCAATCTCTACGATAAACCCGCCCACGACCGCAGCCCCCTCATTTGGCCTCAATGTCATAATTCAAGGGGAGGGGTTTAATGAGTAATGCAGGAAGGCCGTCTGTCCCGGCACATATGAAAGAATTAGCGGGCACGCTTAGGAAGGATCGCACCAGACAGGGCATCACTTTTACTCCAATCAATATAGTTCCAAAGCCGGAAGTATGGTTGAACAACAGGGCAAAGAAATATTTCAGGAACACTTGCGAGCTTTTGATCGGTAAGGGCTTGCTTAATGATGGCAACGTGCAGCTCGTGATCATGATGGCCCAGGAGTTTGCAACCTATGAAGAAGCAACAAGAGAATTAAAGAAAAGCGGGATGACAAGAGTTGTAGGTGAGAACCATTACGAACAAGCATCTCCCTGGGTTGCCATCAGGAACCAGGCGTTTAAGAATTACAAAGACATAGCATCACTCTTCGGGATGGATCCAGTGTCATCCCAAAAAATAGGTCCAACTAAAAGCGACGAGAAGGATCCTCTCGCAGCGCTGGAGGAAAAATATGGAAAGTAAAAAATTTGAAATAGTGATCGCACTCTATCCCTTCACTTGTCCTCATTGCGGAATGAGGATACGGAAGGGTGAGAACTATGTAGTATCCGATGGTCTCATGTTCTGTCTAAAAGTACTTCCCGAGAGGAGGCTGACAAAACTACAAAAGACTATCCGGGACGACGTCAGAACCTTATTCAAATGATTCGCCAGGCTGAAAAATATATCGCTGATGCCCTCTCCGGGAAGATCGTCCTGAGTAAAACGACCCGGCTGACCTTTGAGAGACACAAGAAGGATCTTCTTCATGCTCCTGAAAATGGCTGGTATTTCGATAAGAAAGCTGCGGAAAGGTTTTTTGATTTCTGTACCATCATAAAGCACTCTCCGGATAAGCGGAAATGGATTCCCTTTGAGCCGGAACCATGGGAAGCCGCCATCGCATACTTGATATTCGGCTGGTACAAAAAAGACGGTACACGTAGATTTAACTACTCATATATTGAGCTCCCAAAGAAAAACGGCAAAACGACATTCGCCGCAGTAGTTGCAGCTTATCTTCTGTTCTTGGACGGAGAGCAGGAAGCGGAGATCTATTGCGCGGCCACGGTAGAGAAGCAAGCTCACATCTGTTTCGACAAGGCAAAAAGGATGATAGAAAAAAGCCCATCGCTAGCAAGAAGAGCAAGGTGCCTCACAAATAACATAAGTATCCTATCATCCGGGAGCAAGATGGAGCCGCTTGGCAGAGACTCAGAAAGTATGGAGGGGATAAATCCGCATGGCGCCATCATAGATGAGTACCACGTTTTCTCCTGGAAGAACAATGTTGTATTTGAGAACATTCAGTCGGCAACCGTAAACAGGAGGCAGCCGCTTATCTTTATCATCACCACTGCCGGAAGAGATAAAACCCTACCGTGTTTCGATTACAGGAATCTCTGCATAGAGATCCTCCGTGGAATAAAGATTCAGGATGATACATTCGCTATAATTTACACCCTCGACGAGGAAGACGACTGGAAGGATCCTGATGTGTGGAGAAAAGCAAATCCAAACTGGGGGATATCGGTGAACCCTGCCAGATTCCAGGATGAGTTCAAAGGCGCAATTAATAGCAGAACCAAAGAGGTCGCTTTTAAAACAAAGAATCTTAACCTGTGGGTTGATGCTCCCACCGTCTGGATCCCTGACGAGAAGTGGAAAGCTTGTTCCCACGGACTTAAGCCCGATGATCTTAAAAAAAGAACCTGTTACGCGGGTCTTGACCTTGCTTCGCACATAGATCTAAACGCACTCGCTCTATTTTTCCCGGATATAAATGGACATCCGGCCATCCAGCTTTTCTTCTGGATCCCGGAGGATAAAATCAAAGAGAAAGAGGACCGGGTTGATTATGCATTATGGGTAAAACAGGGTCATGTCTTTTCTACTCCCGGGTCGATCATCGACAATGATCAGCTGAGCTCTGATATTCTTGAAATTCTTAAAGAGTTTAAGGTTGAAGGCTTGGCTTATGACCCTTATATGGCTCATCATGGGATTATACAGAACATTCAGAAGGGCGGATTCCCTATACAGCGACTGGATCCGTACATGCAAAATATTAAAAACATGAGCGCTCCCACGAAAGAATTTGAAAAGCTGATCACTTCCGGCCAGCTGGAGCACTTCAATAACCCCGTTATGCGGTGGATGATGGGCAATGTGGTTATCATTTCGGATTCAAATGACAACTATAAGCCAGACAAAAAGCGAAGCCGGGAGAAGATCGACGGCCCGATTGCCGCGATTACGGCCATTGGCGAATATATAACATTGACGGTTGGAAATGAAAACAAAGAAATTTATAAAGATCACGACCTGCGATTCCTATGAAAATGAAGTACTCCCCTCCGACGATTAAACGCAAGCTCTTCCCGGGACGCGTTATTCTTTCCCTACGAAAAAAGAATGGGTTCATTGAAGTATTCTGGGCTGAGTTTAAAGAAAGATGCAAAACATGCAGCGACACAAGAAAGGAAGATGTTTTCAATGACCTGAATGATGAGTACTTCAAATATGTTGGGATCTACAGATATGAAAATTATGAATCCTTCAGGAGGAGAATCAATAAGTAACCAATAAACCTAACGATAAATGGAAAGCACAAAAAATTTCAAAAAGGTGATCAGTGATCATCTGAATGATGTGGCCGACAGGGATCCACTTTTTGCCGAAACTCTCAAAAAACCGAATAAGAACATTGACGAATGTGTAACCTACATTCTCAATACTGTTCAAAAAAGCGGTTGCAATGGCTTTGCCGACGATGAGATCTATTCAATGGCTCTTCATTATTACGATGAAGACAAAATTGAAGTAGGAAAGGTAAACTCCGGACGGGTTGTAATCAATCACAAAATTGAACTCACAGAGGAAGACAAAAGCGAAGCCCGGGAGAAAGCTAAAAAGGAATTTGAGAAAGATCAGCTCACAGAATTAAGGAAACAACAGGATCGTAAAGAAGCAAAGGATAAGAAGAAACAAGAGAAACTGAAAGCCGTTGAAGCTGATAAAAAAACAAAAAAAACTGAGTCGAAAGAGGGAGTAGCTATGATCCAATCAACGCTCTTTTGATATGAAGCCAAAAACTAAAGTTCAAATACGAGTTGATCTTCTTAGCAGGAAGCTTAGGGGATTAACAGCCCTGCAGAAGAAATGGGCCGGAGAAAAATTGTTCAAGCATTATGTTTACAAAACAAAGAAGAAAAACACATGCCTGGAATGTGGGCATTCCTGGGATGTTAATGATAGGATTCCGCTTGACCATATTCTTGAAGAGATGTGCCCGAAGTGTGGCACCACGCTGATCACCCTCCCAAATAATAAGAGAACGGAACGTAGTAGCGAGATCTTCTATACTGCCATAGTATTTGAAGAGTTTCAGGTACTGAGGTATTTTCAGTGTTCGAGATTTTGTAAGGTAGGGAAGAAAAGAAAGATAGAATTTGATGAGATATGCCAGCACTGGATAAACGCAAAGGGGAAGCACACTGTGAGGGCTGGCTTTTTTAGTCCATATATGCGCCAATATTGCAGGGGGTATTTAATGGAGATTCGTAAAAACAGGGATAATTACTACATCTATGGGGCTTTTTATCCCGAACGTAAATTCCTGAAGGAGATCAGAAGAAATGGCTTTCGCGGAGCATTTCACACGCTACACCCTGCCTTCTTATTCTCCCAGATACTTTCGAGTCCCATGGCAGAAACTCTTCTGAAGGCGCGTCAGTACGAGTTACTTAAAGCGCTTGCGGGCTATCACGGATATAAAGTACAAAACTTTTGGCCATCAATCAGGATCTGTATCCGGAATAATTACATCGTGAAAGATGCAAGCATATGGTTTGACCAGTTGGAACTGTTGAAGTATTTTGAGAAGGACCTCAATAATCCATTCTATATATGCCCCGAGGAACTCAAGGCTGATCATGAAATGCTTTCAAGGCGAAAGCAACGGATTGAGAAAAAATTAGCCATGGAGCTCCGGCAGAAAAAGATTGCCGAATCAAACGTAAAATTCAAAAAGGCAAAAGACAGGTATTTCGGGATAAGCCTGACGGATGGTAATATATCTATAGTTGTTCTGGACGATGTTAACGAATATGTTATTGAGGGAGAGAAATTGCATCATTGCGTTTTTGCAAATGAATATTACGCAAGAAAGGAGTCTTTAATACTATCGGCCAGAAAGGGTGAAAAGAGAATAGGAACAATAGAGCTATCTCTCTCCGACTTCCGGGTAATTCAGATCAGGGGGGATCATAATTCAACTCCTCAGGAATACGACAATATACGAAAGGTTATTGAAGCTAACATACAGCTCTTTAGAAAGGCTAAGAACCTATCAAAGAAAGTAACTCTAAATACACCTCGCGCGGATGTCACTATAATGGAAAGAATAGCAGTTTAATTCTAAACCTAAAGCCGAATATATGGGAGCAATGAAGGATTTAATGATTGATAAAATGAATGATGAAACAGATCTAATTTCTAATATTAAAACTTTAAAGATGAAAACACAAAGAAGAAACAACCTGGAGTTAAACACTCCTGCTGAAAAAGCAATTTTCAGCGCGATGCAAGAAGTAGAAAAAACAGGTGCGGACACCAAGCTCACCGAAGCTGTAACCTTACTCTCTAAAGCCAAAGACCTGGTTGCAGACTACATTGATGAAGATATGCCCGACTATAAGGGCTTGATATCATTCGACGACTGCTGCAAGGCCTGCGGTACAACCGAAGCGGAGTTCAATGCTAAATTTCTGAATATTGGTCTAAGCCCTGATGCACTTAACCTGGAGCGCCTTGGAATAATCAATAAGGCAATAAACGGAGGATGGCAGCCAGACCGTCTTGATATTGATCAGAAGAAATGGTTCCCCGTATTTAAGGTTTCTTCGTCCGGGTTCGGTTTTTCGCGCTCGGATTGCAACTGCGATTA